GATGGTTTTGACGTGGCTGGCTTTCTTGCTGTTGGTGAGCGATTGCCCGTGATGCGCTCCGTTGAGGAGATTGCGCCGCCGGATTTGTTGACGGGCATCGACTGGAGTACCGAGGACGGACTGTCGACCGCCTTCACCCGTCGCTATGGTCAGGACTGGCGCTACTGCGCGCTGTGGGGCAAGTGGCTGGTGTGGACGGGTGTGCGCTGGAATGCCGATCAGATGCTTTACGTCTCGCATCTGGCTCGGGGCATCTGCCGTAACGCATCGCTGAAGGCAGAGAGCCCAAGGCAGAAAGCCAAGCTCGCCAGCTCGTCCACTATCTCGGCGGTCGAGAAAATCGCCCGATCTGATCCGAAGCACGCGTCCAGTGCCGAGGAGTGGGATGCCGATACGTGGGCGCTCAACACCCCGGGTGGCGTGGTCGATCTGCGCACGGGTCGGATGCGCGAGCACCGGCGTGACGACCGGATGACCAAGGTCAGCACGGCCACCCCCAAGGGCGACTGTCCAACGTGGCATGGGTTTCTGGCCGACGTCACCGGTGGCGATGCCGATCTGATCGCCTACCTGCAACTGATGGTGGGCTATTGCCTGACCGGTATCACCAGCGAGCACGCGCTGTTCTTCCTGTACGGCACCGGCGCGAACGGCAAGTCCGTGTTCGTCAATGTGATCACCACGATCCTCGGTGACTACGCGGCCAACGCGCCGATGGACACGTTCATGGACGCGCGCAACGACCGGCACCCGACCGATCTGGCCGGACTGCGCGGCGCGCGCTTCGTGTCCTCCATCGAAACCGAACAGGGTCGGCGCTGGAACGAGTCCAAGGTCAAGGCGATCACTGGCGGCGACAAGGTGTCGGCGCGCTTCATGCGCCAGGACTTCTTCGAGTACGTGCCCCAGTTCAAGTTGGTGATCGCAGGCAACCACAAGCCATCGATCCGCAACGTGGACGAGGCGATGAAGCGTCGTCTGCACCTGATTCCGTTCACGGTCACCATTCCGCCAGAAAAGCGGGACGGCAGGCTCACCGACAAGCTGCTCAAGGAGCGCGATGGCATTTTGGCGTGGGCGGTCGAGGGATGCAGCCGCTGGCAACAGCAAGGGCTGAAACCGCCAGCCAGCGTGGTGTCGGCGACCGAGGAGTATTTCGAGGCAGAGGATGCGCTCGGGCAATGGATCGAGGAGCGCTGCCTGCTGGCCAAGACCAGCCGCGAAGGCGTGTCCGATCTGTTTTCTGACTGGCGTGAGTGGGCCGAACGCGCAGGCGAATTCGTCGGATCGGTCAAGCGCTTCTCGGAACTGATGGCCACACGCAAGTTCGAGAAGTGCCGACTGACCGGTGGCGTGCGCGGTTTGACCGGGCTGTCCCTCAGACCCAAGCCCTACAACGCCAGCTACCCGTACCGCGATGACTAACCAGCAAAACCGTCGAGTGACGGATGTGACGGACTTGTCGGATACCTCTCTTTGCCTGCGCACGCGCACGCACACGTGTAGAGAGTTATACGGAGAACCCGTCGCATCCGTCACTCGCCCCCAAAACTCAGGAGCAATGACGATGAACACGACAACCAACAGCACCATTCTTGCCCTTGATCTGGGCACGCACACCGGCTGGGCACTGCACCAACTGGACAGCACTATCACCAGCGGCACCGAGCATTTCAAGCCCCAGCGATTTGAAGGCGGCGGAATGCGCTTCCTGCGATTCAAGCGCTGGTTGGCTGAAGTGCTGACCACCAGTGGCCACATCAACGCGGTGTATTTCGAGGAGGTTCGACGCCACGCAGGCGTCGATGCAGCCCACGCCTACGGTGGTTTCATGGGCCATCTGACCGCGTGGTGCGAGCATCACAACATCCCCTACCAAGGCGTTCCGGTCGGCACGATCAAAAAGCACGCAACCGGCAAAGGCAACGCAGGCAAGGACGAGATGATCGCCTCCGTTCAATTGCGTGGTCACGCCCCTTGCGACGACAACGAAGCCGATGCCCTGGCACTGTTGCACTGGGCTATCGAGACGCAGGAGGTGTGAGATGAAAGTTCCAACACCTCAATACCGCTGCCCTTTGGGTCGGCTGCAACCAAACGTCA